AAGAAGATGGAACTCGTGATGCATTTGTTACGCGATTCGATCGAGGAGCATTAGTCGAAATGGACTTTGATGCATACCACGTAAGATTGATTGCAAGATTAGTAGGATATGAATTGCCGTCCGGGTCTGTGCATACATATTTTGGTCGATTCTATTTTGGAGTAGAAGATCTTAGTACAGAACAATATGAACAAAGCAAGCAAATCACTTTCCGATTATTGTACGGAGGCATTGATCGAGAATTCTTAGAAATTCCATTCTTTAAGCGAGTTAATAGTTTTATCTATGATTTATGGAATCAGTGGAAAACAAAAAGTCATGTTAAAACACCTATACTACAACGTCGCATAAGCAAAGAGTCATTGAACACGATGACAGCAAACAAGTTGTTCAATTATTATTTGCAGGCCACTGAAACAGAAGTATCTGTTCAAAAATTACAACAAGTTCAAACAATACTGCAAGACCGAGAAACTTGCATGATTCTATATACATACGATTCCATTTTATTTGATATGCCGATGCATGAAGCACAAGAAATGATTCCTGCAATCAAAACAGTGTTAGAGCAGGGAAATTTCCCGGTAAAAACGCAGGTTGGCAATATTTATAGTAAAATGGATACTATCTCGTTATGAATATAGACTCAATACTTACAGAATGGCAATTTAGATTACCTGCAGGATATCCTAAGACTAAACAAGATTATGATGTTCTTGCTGAGATTCTTGTAGAAAAAGGGATTGACCCGGATGCAGCTGATAGACTTGCTCAACAAGCACGTGATATAAAAAACGCTGAACAACAATCAGACGGAAAGTTCTTAGAATTAAATTTACCAGCCCAATTATTAAATCAAGTATCACAGATATATTCAGAATTATCTCCGCAAGAAAAAGCTGAGTTTGATAAAAATTATAGACAGCATTCAATTGATTCATTTCTTGCAGGAGGTTATAAACCATTCGTAAAATTTTACAATATTTTAGATTCTACTAAAGCTGGAGGTTCGATCGGCCGCGGAGAAATTGAAATTCTTTTAGCAGTAGCTGATTCTAAATCAGGCGGAACCGCTCAACACGATATTGTAATGCAAAATGGAGAGTGGGAAGTTAAAGAAGTTGGTAAATCAACATCAGGAACTAAAGCAAAAACATTCCGACCAGCAGCTGCCGGCATGACACAACAAGGAGATTTACTTTCGAAAATTCAAGACTTCTTCAACGATGTTGTAGTACCATATTCTAAAATGCCTGACCCATTTGAAACATTAAAACATGTAGTTGATCAAGACTCTTGGCCACAATTATCTAGATTTATTGAGATTTTAGACAAAGTGTTTGTCCCATTAATTCCAAATGTACAAGTAGGTCGAGAGATTAGTTATAACAGTGGTTGGCAAGCAATGTATGTTGCATTTAAACATATGAATGATATTTTTTGGAGAACTGAACTAGATGCTGATATCCAGGATACTAGATTATCAATTAAAACACAAGATAAACAATCTTCATATTGGATCACTGATAATGATTATGATAAAATCGAACGTGGTGCAGGAAATGCTGATGCGGTAAATATACATATCGGCGAACCGGTTGCAGACGAAAATACAAATGCTATTATTTGGTTCTCAAGAATCAAACGTAGCACATTTATTGCAACACCTGATGCAATGATTTTAGAATTTAACCAAATTAAAAATAAGTTTTTTGATGAAATTTTAGGACTTATTATATATGACATTCATAACCAAGCTGTTCCACAAAAAACTTTGCCATCTGACTGGTCGATTATCGGTGTTTCGCAAGGAATGTGGGTATTTGGTTTAACGTCGACATTTGATAACAAATATACATTTATACACCTACAATCTTAAGGCCATGAATTGAAAACACAACTACTTTGCACATTCGCACATAGATCAGACTTAAACATAGTCACAGAATACATACAAACAAACTACGAAATTCCGGAACAAAGAATATTTGTATTCAGTAACGCAGATGTTGCTGATAATTTATATTGCACATACAATGCAAACGACTCGGGACGAAGAGGGCAGAATACAATAAGCATACATCGCAAGAAAGAAACTAATACCTTATACACTGTTAATGCACTTAATGAGGTTATAAAGGCGGTTAATAACGGCATATTAGATAAGACTTACCAATTAGATTGGGCAATATATCAAAATTCATTTATTCTAACAGACGATTCAGGATACAGAGTTATTGATTTATTGTTTTTCAAGAAAATTTCATGGTAATGATATTTATATATAGTAAGGATTTGAATGAAAAAACTAGAAAATATACTCGCAGAAAATATGCGCCGTTTTGGGACTAAAAATTTAAGCGAACAAAATCTAGATGATTTAGAAAATAAATTAGGATTTGATAGCGGTTCTAATCGAGATCCAAAAACTGGCAATTTAATAAACCCGGATGGAGATACAAACAATAATGGATATCCAGATGATTCAGAAGATGAATTGCAACCATTAACTATTTTAGATACAGTTAAAATAATTGATTCTAGTTCTCCGTTTTATAATATAAGTGGAAAAATTCAAGCTATAGCTTCTGAAGATAATCCAAGAACTGACGGAAGATATATTGTTGCGTTAGATGAATTTCCAAAAGATATGAAGTTAAAAGCATTTCGAAGTGCTGTTAGAAGTTTTAATCGAGAACAATTAACAAAATTATAATTAAGCTAGAATATTAAATTATTAAGGAATTCTATGAAAAAAGAAAACATTTTATCAGAAAATATGCGTCGTTTTGGGACTAAAAATATCAATGAAGTTGATACATATGTAGCATCAGCACAAGGCCCATTCAACGAAAAAGAAATTAAAATATATCAACATATATTAGGGGCAATAGAAACGTGTATTCCAAATGTTCCGATGGATGCAATTGATGATTTTACTGATAACACTGATTCACAATATTATACAGCTGCATTTAAAAAAATTATAGACGCTGTACAAAAACTAGCAACTCAAATTGATACAGAGATGCATCGAGATTAATATCTTACAAAATTACAAAAAACTTAACAAATAACTTTGAATTACCTCATTAATTATTTATATTATAATTAATATTTTATATTTTTATTAACAACTTAACAAAGGAAGTACTTATGGCACTTAACTTAGATGCAATTAAGGCAAAACTGAATCAGTTAAATAAAGCTGATGACAAAAAACAAAATTTGTGGAAACCTGAATCAGGCAAAACAAGAATCCGAATCGTACCTTACGTACACAGAAAAGACAATCCATTCTTAGAATTGTATTTTCATTATGACATTGCAAAACGTTCAATGTTATCTCCAATTACATTTGGCAACGCAGACCCAATTGTTGATTTCGCAGACAAACTTAAAAGAACTGGCGACAAAGATGAATGGTTAATGGGTCGTAAAATCGAACCTAAAATGAGAACATATGTTCCTGTAATTGTTCGTGGAAAAGAAGCAGAAGGAGTTAAGTTCTGGGGATTCGGAAAACAAATCTACACAGAATTATTATCAATCATTTCAGATCCTGATTATGGCGACATTACGGATTTAATGAATGGTCGTGATATTGACGTAGAATTCACTCCAGCAGAAGGAGCAAATTTCCCAAAAACATCAATCCGTGTTAAACCTAACACACAACCAGCAACTGAAGATAAAGCAATTGCTGAGAAAATTATGAATCAGCCAGAAATCACTGATTTATTCCCTGAGCCAACTTATGAAGAGCTTGAGAAAGCGTTAGAAGATTGGATGAATCCAGAAACTGCAGATGCAGATGTTGCACCTCAATCAGCTCCTGTTGCAGAATCGACAGATGACGACGATGAAGAAGACGCACCAGCTAAAAAAGCAGCAAGTAAACCAATTGCAGGTAAAGTAGAAGACGTTGCATCGGCATTTAACGACTTATTCAAGTAAGGAGTAAGAAATGGCAAAGAGCAAAAGTAAGTCAGAACTGGAAGACAGTTTAGCAAACACCCTTGCGGATAGCATTAATAAGCAGTTTAAAGGGTCGGCGCTTAAAACAGCATTCTTTCTAGCAGGAGATGCTGATTCTCCTAGCAATGTAACAGATTGGATTTCGACAGGTTCAGATACGCTCGATTTAGCAATTTCTAATCGACCGAACGGAGGATTCCCAGTAGGTCGAATTACCGAAATTACGGGATTAGAAGCTTCTGGAAAGTCATTGTTAGCATCGCACGCATTAGCAGAAACGCAGAAAAAAGGCGGATTAGCAGTATATATTGATACTGAGTCAGCAACTAGTTCTGAGTTCTTAGAAGCAATTGGTGTTGATTTGAAAACCATGTTGTATGTGCCGTTAGAAACAATTGAAGAAATATTTGAAACTATTGAAACAATTGTTGAAGGAGTCCGCAAGTCAAATAAAGATCGTTTAGTTACAATTGTAGTAGATTCAGTAATGGGTGCTTCAACTAAAATTGAAATGGCTGCTGAATATGACAAAGATGGTTATGCTACAAGTAAATCAATTATCTTGTCAAAAGCAATGCGTAAAGTTACCAATTGGATTGCACGTGAAAATATTTGTTTGATTTTCACAAACCAATTAAGAACTAAATTAGGCGTATCTTTTGGAGACCAATGGACTACCGCAGGTGGTAAAGCAATTCCATTCCACGCATCAGTTCGTCTTCGTCTAAAAAATACCGGGATGATCAAAGCTAAAGTAAATGGCGTTGAACAAGTGGTAGGAAGCAAGACAGAAGTACAAGTTGTTAAGAATCGTATGGGACCTCCACATCGCAAAGTTAACTATGACATTTATTATGATAGTGGAATCGACAACTACGGCGGCTGGTTAGAAACTATGAAGAAATTTGACTTAGTTAAACAATCAGGTGCATGGTATACATTGGAAGATGTAGATCACGAAACAGGTGAAGTATTTGGTGAGGTTAAATTCCAAAGCAAAGATTTCATGGATAAAGTGATGCAAGATGCAGCAGTAAAAGATCGTTTGTATAAAAGAATATGTGATGCATATATCTTTAAATATCAAGCAGGAATTGATGGCGGAATAGATGATGTAATCATCACTGATGAAGTTATAGACGAAGAAGGCTAACAAGCAAAAAAGTATGAATA